GTTGTTTTCTGCAAACGAAATCCCACGAATGAAGGACAAGACCGGTGCGGTTCTGAACCGTCTGATAATCATTCCGTTTTCTGCAACCTTTTCAAAGAAGGACAAAGACTTTGATCCGGAAATCAAGTACAAGTTGTGTGAAGAAATGCGAATCGAATACCTGATAAAGATTGGAATTGAAGGTCTTGAACGTGTCCTGGATGATGAACACGGATTCACCGGATCCAAGCGTGTCGAAAAGCAGCTTGCAGAATACGAACGTGAAAACAATCCGATTTCCGGATTCCTTGAAGAAAACGGCATCGACAGTATTGTCAACAATTCGACCAACGACGTGTACGCAATGTATCAGATATTCTGCAACGAAGGAAATCACACACCGTTGTCGAAAGTCGTGTTTAGTAGACAGATAAACGAACGACTTGGAACGGAAGTTCAGGTCAAAAATATCAAAGGAAAATCCATCAGGGTTTTTGTTCAAAGAAGATTTTGATTTCCGGTTTTGGATGTTTGGAAGTGGTGGTTGGAAAAATTTGCGTGTTTGGTGTGAAAATTACACATAAAATTACACATGATTACACATAAAAAATTACACATCAAACACGCATAAATACTGAAAGATTACACATATTACACATGATTTCAACTTCTAAACATATAGGGTAAATTTCAACGTCGTACGACGATAAAAGAAAATTATATAGTAGTAAAGTAGTGTTTTATGTGTAATATGTGTAATCCTTCAGTAAAATCAAGGGTTTCATGTGTAATCCATGTGTAATGTCATGTGTAATTTTTGTAATTTTGACGGCTGAAACGTCGTATTTTCAAAGGTTTTCACGATTTTACAAGTGTAATTTCGGTATTTGACAGAAAGGAAGGTTTCAAGGGGCAATGAATGAAGCAAAACAATATCTGAAACGAATCGAATATCTTGACAAGCTGATTCAGATCAAGGTTGACCAGGTCGGAACATTGAAACAACGTGCGGTATCGACCGAAGTCAAATTGTCGGCAGACCGTGTACAGACATCGATTGCCGGTGACAAGTTCGGCAATTGTATATGTTCTGCCGTTGACACGGAAGCAGAAATCGACGGTCTGATTGATGAACTTTGTGACTTGAAGGACGATTGTCGAAGGAAGATTGATTCGATTGAAGACAAGGATGAACAGATTGTATTGAATTACCGGTATTTCCAATATCTGAACATGACCGAAATTTCGAACATAATCGGAAAATCGGTAAGACAGACACAAAGGATCCACGGAAGTGCATTGTCTTCCTTCGGTCTTTTAATGGGTTCAAGTATCGAAAACGATACTAAAATGGTCGTATAGTTTAGATGTTGCAATTTATGTCATACCGTAATAAAATATCGGTATAAGGAAAATTATGTAAAGCACTGACGAAATATCGTTGGTGCTTTTTGTATGTATAGGATGGTGCGTTATGGCAAGAACACAAGGATCTGGAAAATTCCGCACACCAAAGTCCATGTGGGATGCCTGGTGTGAATATAAAGTCGATTGTGATGGTAGAACGAAGAAACAGACAACGTTTTCACAACGTGAAGGAAGACACATCACGGAAGAAATACCAGCACCGGTTTCATATTCGTTCAAAGGTTTCTGTTTGTTCGTTGGAATGACGGAACAGAACTTTTATGCGACTTACATTAACAAAAACAGAGATAAATTTGAATCAGTTATCGCACGAATCAAGGATGAATGCGAAATTGACACGAAAGAAAAGCTGGAAACCGGTCAGATTGAATCGAAGTTGTCCGGTCTTCTTCTTTCACGATATGGATATTCCACAACGGTTGAACAGAAAACAGATTTCACCAATATCGACAAACTGATTGAAGGCATTGACAGAATGGCGGATGCGTAATGGCTGCATTCAATCTTTCTGAAATGCAAAAAGAGTATTGGCGAAATTGTAACCATCGTTGGAATATCAAGACCGGTGCAACCGGTTCAGGAAAAACATATCTTGACTTTTATCTGATACCGAAACGGATCCGTGCTTGCAATGGATCCGGATTGATTGTGTTGCTTGGAAACACCAAGTCAACCTTACAAAGAAATATCATTGATCCGATGCGTGAAATCTTCGGTGATTATTACGTCGGCAACATCAATTCATCAACGAACACGGCAAAGTTGTTTGGTCGTTCGGTTTATTGTCTTGGTGCTGACAAGGTCAACCAGGTTTCAAAGATTCAGGGTGCGACGATTGAATATGCGTACGGTGACGAAGTTACGACGTGGAACAGAGAAGTGTTCGAAATGTTGAAATCACGTCTTCGTTGTCCGAACAGTTTGTTTGATGGAACGTGCAATCCTGATTCACCGACACATTGGTTCAAGAAGTTCATTGATTCGGATGCGGATGTGTATCATCAGAAATACACGATTGATGACAATCCTTTCCTTCCACCTGACTTCGTCAGGGAACTGAAGAAGGAATATGCCGGAACTGTTTACTACGACCGATATATTCGTGGTGAATGGACACGTGCTGAAGGGTTGTTGTTCCCACAGTTCGCAAGCAATCCGAAACGTTGGAACATCGAATACGAAGCTGCAAGGAATCTTCCGGTCAATCAAGTGTTCATTGGTTTCGACGTTGGTGGAACAAAGTCACACAGTACGTTCGTTGCAACCGGAATCGTTGGAAACTTCCAACAGCAAGTACGACTTGCAGAATTCAAGGTTGTTCACGATAAAGGAACGGTTGATCCTGACAGATTGTATGAAGGATTCGACACGTTCATGCAGATGTTGAAACAGTATTATCCGGAATATCCGGTCACAAAGGTGTTCGTCGATAACGAAGCACAAGTGATTGAAAACGGTCTTCGGACATTCGTCAGACAACACGGATATTACTGTACGGTGGATGATTGCAAGAAAGTGAAGTTCATGGACAGAACACTTTCGTACAACTTCATCCTGAACACAGACAAATTGATGATTGTGGAATCCATGTGTCCGACAATCGTCGAATCCCTGTCAACGATGATGTACAAGGACACCGACGAAGATGCGTTGTTGGATGATTACACAACAGATGTTGACACGTACGATGCAGACTTTTATTCGTGGTCAAGGTACATGGAATTCTTTTATTCGAAGGCGGTGTATAAGTGATGGAAAATGCATCAACAAGTGGAAAATTGATAAAGTTCTTGAAGAATCTTGGATACGAATACAATGCCGAAGCAATGGCATACATTCAGGAATGCAACGATTGGTACACGAATAAGGCAACAGACTTTCACAAAAGAAAGACGTTGACCAACGTTTCGTACGAACTTGATTCATTGAATTTCGCAAAACGTTGTTGTGGTGACGATGCAAATCTTTGTGAAGTCATAGAAATCAACGGTGGTGAAAACGAATCACAGTTCAACTTCATCAATGACATCCTGGAAGATAACAGGTTTGACGTTATGTATCGCAAGCAGCTTGAAAAGATGTCTGCCCTTGGTACGGTTGGTTGTTATGTCCTGATTCAAAACGGCAACCTGATGTCAGACGGAACAATCCAAGGTGGACGGATCCGTATCAATTATTGTGATGCAGATTGCATCATTCCATTGACCATCGTCAATGACGAAATCGTTGAATGTGCCTTTTTCGGAAGGAACTTCAAACACAGCAAGAAAGAACAGGTTCTTGTTGTGTTCACAAAGGAAAACGACAAATACAAGTGCGACACATACTACTTCAACAATAAAGGTGAAGCAACAGACGGATCCATTTCGGTGCAGCTTGGTGAAGTAAAGCCGTTTGCAATCATGCGTACGGCAGAATCCAACAACATCGACGGTATGGACGGATACGGATATCCGAAGTTGTATTCGGCAATCCCTGTTCTGAAGGTGCTTGACCTTGCATTCAACATTTTGTTTTCTGACTTGGACAAGGGTGAAAAAATCGTCCTGGTCAATGAAATGTTGTGTGAATTCGACAAAGACACCGGAAAACCGAAGTTGTCGAACGAACAAAAGAAGATGTTCATGTTGATGTCACAGAAATTGTCCGGTGATGCGGTCTTTGTGAAAGAAATCAATCCTGAAATCAGAATTGATGTCATCGACAATGTGTTTGAAACTTGTCTTTCCCTTCTTTCAATGTCGTTCGGATACGGCACAAAGAAGTACACATTCGAAAATCATCAGATTCAGACGGCAACACAGTATATCGGTGAACGTCAGGATGCAATGCAAGAACTGAACAAACAACGTTCTGAAGCTGAAGCATACATCACCGACATCTGCCGTGCAATCATGTGGTTTTCGAACACATTCCTGAAGACAAGCTGGAATGTGGATGAAGATATATGCGTTGAATTCGATGATTCATACATCGTTGACCGTCAGACCGAACTTGAAACACTTCGTGCGGATGCGATTTCATTCCCACAAGTGCCGGAATTCTTGATTCAGTACGTCATGAAACGTCTGAATTGCGAACGTGATGAAGCAATCGGATACATTCAGACGGACACGTACGAATCCGAAGATATCGACGATGTGGAAGATTAAAGGTGGTGTGAACGATGTCACTGAATCAGGATCAGATTGATATTCTTGCAGATAAATACATCATCAGTTTGTACAAGAACTTGGAACGTGATGTGATTGGTGACATTGTACGACGTGTGAAGAAGTGTGAACGATGGACGGAAACAGCCGAAATCGAAGCCAAACACCTTCGTGAACTTGGTTATTCACCGAAAGAAATTCAAGCGAAAGTCCTTCAGATGCTTCGTGCCGACAAGGAATTTCAGGATTTCATCGCACAAAACACGTTGGAACACAAGAAATACGTGATGGATTGCATCAGACAGACCGAACGTGATGCGAAAAAGGCTGGTGACAAGATGGTTGCCGAAGCCGGAAATATGTCATTCAACGATGACCTTTCCATGTGGGAAGAAGCTGGAAAAGACCTTTCGAAGCCGAACAACCTGACACAGATGGTCAATGCATTCCAAAAGCAAACGAATCAGGAACTTCGAAACCTGACACGGACGATGGGATTCAAAGGAACGACGTTGGAAAACGTATCAACGGCATTCCAAAAGGAACTTGACCAATGTGTTGTCAAGGTTGCTTCCGGATCCTTTTCATTCGATGCAGCCTTGAAAGATTGTATCAGGACATTGTCGAAAAGTGGTCTTCGAACAATCGACTATGCTTCCGGAAGGACATATCAGATTGACACGGCATCAAGAATGTGTGTCAGGACGTGCATATCACAGTTGTCCGGTCGAATCACGGAAGCAAACATCGAATCAACCGGTGTTGACCTGGTAATCACGTCACAACACATCGGTGCAAGACCTGAACATGAAGTTTGGGAAAACCAAGTGTTCGCATACAAGGGAAAATCCAAGAAATATCCGGATTTTGTCGAATCAACCGGTTATGGAACAGTGACCGGATTGAAGGGTGCGAACTGTACACATGAATTTTATCCATATTGGGAAGGCATTTCAGTGATTCCGGACAAGAAAGTCGAACCGGATCCGGTCGAAGTAGATGGAAAAACATACACCTACTACGAAGCAACACAGGAACAACGTCGAATGGAACGTTCAATCCGTGCCGACAAACGTGAACGTGATGCCCTGAACAGTATTGGTGAAGATTCTTCGGAAGTAAGGAACAGAATATCAAAGAAAATCAATGATTATCACCGATTTTCACAAGAAATTGGCATTCGTGCCAAAGATAATCGGTTGTAATACATTTCGCACGGTGGTGAAGTCCGGTATCACGTCCAACACATTCGTTGGAAGGTCAAAGGTTCGAATCCTTTCCGTGCAATTCGGCAATTGTGCCGTGATTCCCTACGGTGGAAAGCACCGTCAAATAAACTTTTTGGAAGAAAGGAAGTAAAAGAACATGAAGAACATTGAAACAATCTTGTCAGAAGTCGAAGGAATCGAACTTACTGACGAACAGAAGAAGTCAATCGTGGATGCTGTCAATGAAAATTACAAGACCGTCAATGATTGGCAGAAACAGGTGGACAAGGTCAACAACCTTACCCAACAGTTAACCACCACGAAAGACGAACTGAAGAAGTTCGATGGTGTCGATGCGGATGACCTGAAGAATCAGATTGCAGACCTTCAGAAGAAGTTGAAGGATGCAGACGATGAACTTCAGACCAAACTTGCCGACAGAGATTTCAATGATCTTGTGAAAGATGCGATTCAGAAAGCAAACGGAAAGAATGCGAAAGCAATCACAGCACTTCTTGACCTTGATACTTTGAAGAAGTCCAAGAATCAGGCAGCCGACGTTGCAGATGCAATCAAGAAACTTTCTGAAGCTGAAGATTCATCAATGCTTTTTGGTGAATCAGTTGTAAAAGGCGGTGTGGATACGGCTGGATCCGTGTCGAAGCCTTCAGGCGGTTTATCTGCCGTTGAACAGGCTTTCTACGACAAGAATCCTGACCTTCGTCCAACAGAGTAAAAACAAATTTTGAAAGGTAGGTAAAATATTATGGCACATGATCTTCAGGAAAGATATGCAAAGATGGTTCTTGCGAAGATTCGCAAAGAATTAGTATTAAAGGACGGTGTTGTCTTCAACAACGATTACGAAGGTGATCCCAAAGCCGGTGCGGTAAAGATTCCTTCACGTGATTCTGAAGTTACCGTTTCCGATTATGACAAGGCAAACGGAATCAGTGCATCTGCTGGTTCTACTTCTTACATCACAATGAACATCGACAAGGACAAGGCTGTCAATGAAGTAATCGACGGTTACGATGCACAGGCTGTTCCGGACAATCTTGTTGCAGACAGACTTGATTCTGCCGGATATAGTCTTGCAAAGGCTGAAGATACTGACGGTGGAAACGTTCTTGTTGCTGCTGCAACCGTTGTCAACCAGGCAACACTTACAAAGGACAACATTTACGGTGTGATCGTTGACCTTCGTACAAAGATGTCCAAGGCAAACATCCCTAACGATGGAAAGAGATATCTTCTTGTTACACCTGACACACTTGCACTCATTCTGAAAGCACCTGAATTCATCAAGGCATCTGATCTTGGTGATGCTGTTGTTCAGACCGGTGCAATTGGTAAGATTGCCGGATTCCTTGTTATTGAGTGGAACGACACCACAGCAAACCTTGCAATGGTTGGTGGACATCCTAAATTTGCGACACGTGTTCGTGAATTCAGTGTTCCTGTTCATGTTCAGGATCTTTCCGGTTCAGGTAAGTACATCGGTGCATCTGCCGTTCAGGGACGTGAAGTGTATGGTCACAAGGTAACAAGAAGCGTTGCAATCAACGCTGTCTTCGTACCTGGTGCATTAACACTTGCAGCAGCACAGGCAGCTACAAGCGGAAAGACCGTCATCACCGTTACTGAAACAGCAACATCCGCTTTCAAGTATGTGAAGAATCCTTCCACACTTGCAAAGTACGGTGAAGCATACGACGGAACAAGCCTTACTTCCGGCACAACACAGATTGCCGTTGCTGAAAACGACATCATCGAAGTTGCAGACCTTGATTCAAACGGCAAGGTTGTCAACGTTGGATACCACGTTGTTGCAGCATCCGAAATCAAGTAATTCATTCTGACGAAAGGAAGGGAATTGGAACATGAACAATATCGTCAATTGGGAATATTACAGTTCCCTTCATAATGTCGTTTCGGAAAATGATTTTTCCAAGGCTGAACAATTAGCAGAAAAAGAAGTCGCACTTGTCATCGGCTTTCCAAGATGGGAAGCCGTTGACGATACGGCTTTTTATTTTACACAGTTGAAGGATTGCATCTGCAACGTGATTGACAAAATGGCAAGCACGAAGGCAAGTGGTGTTGGAAAGGGTGTTGCATCCGTATCCAACGACGGTTATTCCGAATCATACGTGGTTCAGACCGAATCACAGGCACGTGCGGAACTGTCAGTTTGTATTGCAGATTGGTTATCAATGACCGGTTTGGTTGGGGGTTATCCACTATGATGAACACAGACACAGTGACAATCTATAAAAAATCGAAGACCGAAGACACATGGTCAAAGACGGTTGTTCACGGTGTTCAGTGGTCTGACCATGTTGATAAAACGACTACAACCGGACGTGTGTCACGGAAACCGTATGCATCAATCACATTCTTCATCGGATCCGACGAATATGGTCTGAATGATTTCGGTGAAGAAGATATCATCGTTTATGGTGAATGTGAAGCGGTCATTTCGACCGTAAAAGGAAGCAGACCTTCAGACGTGGTTGAAGCAAACGTAAAGTCCGGATTCATCACGTCCGTGAACGATAATACGAACCGTGACCATCTGAAGAACATGAAGGTGGTGGTGTCACGTGACTAATGGATTTACATTGAAAAGCATTAAGTTTGACGGTAAACTTGCAATCAAGAACCGTGGTTTGATGCCTGGTGACAAGGTTCAACAGTTCATTGATTCTGAAGTTCTTCGGTTATGTGATCCGAAGATACCGAAAGACCAAAACACACTGATTGAATCAGGTCACATCAACACACGCATCGGATCCGGTGAAGTCATATGGTCAACACCGTATGCACGACGTTGGTATTATATGCCGGCAAACTTCCAGCAAGCACCGGAACGTGGCAATTATTGGTTCGAACGTATGAAGGAACAGTACAAAGACACCATCTTGAATGGTGCAAAGAAAATATGTGGGGCAATCTGATATGACAATTTCCAAGTACATCAGTGATTTCATTGAAGAAGTCACCGACATCAAAATTGATACGAATCATGTTCAGGATGGTTCGGACAAATACGGTCTGTTCAAGTCACCTGGTAGAACAATTCGTGATTTCAATGACGGAAGTTATGAAATCACGGAAAATTATCAGTTCATGTGCAAACAGAACAGTGCATCCGAATACGACAGAACGGATTCCGACGAATTTTTGGAAAATCTGACGTATGCGGTTGATGATTTTCCGTATGAAAACGATTATCCGGCATTGGACGGTGGTCGAAAGGTGAAGATGATATCCCTGACCGGATGTCCGTATCCGATGGAAGCTGACGGAAAGGAAACATTGTATCAGATGTCACTTGCAATTACTTATTTAAGAGAAAGGACGGATTAAAAGTATGTTTAAGAAAGATAAATGGCTTTTATACCTGGACACAACACCTTCAGGAAGTGCAAGAACATGGGCAAGAATTGGAAAGTCCACCTTGCACACACTGAACATGAATGCGGAAACTGAAACTTTCGATTATATCGAAGATGAAATTCCGACATCCGTTATCAGTAGATACCAGCCTTCAATGGATCAGGAAATCCACACATATGAAGACGATGCTTGCTACACCTACATTGAAAGTATGGCACAGAATCTTCCGGTTGGTGATGATGCATTCACAAACTTCCTTTACATCTTCCCACGTAACGTCGGTACAAGCGAAGCACCGAAGTTCAATGCGTGGTTGTGTGAAGCAACCATCACCATCAGTTCCATCGAAGCGGTTGACCACAAGATTTCCTTCAACATCGCAATCAATTCGAAGGAAATGGTTGAAGTTACCGTTTCAAACGGTGTACCTACAATCGTTACAACCTAACGAAAGGGCAATATTTTTATGATTTACACAATCATCCACAACAGGAAGTCATATGACCTTCCGAAGAAAACAATTGCAATCATGGACGAAATTGATGAAGGGTTGAAGATTGATTCGTCAGGTCTTTCACTTCGTGACAAATTTGACCGTCTTCGAAACATCATCGTTGGGATCCTTGGTGAAGACAATGCGGTTGAAATCCTTGGTTCGAATAACCTGGATGAAATGGATTTATCGGACGTGACAATCACCTTCAAAAAGATTGTCGATGCGTACGACAAACCGGTTCAGGATTATGACAACGGAAAGACACGTGACAGATTGTCACAGATACCATTCGATAAAATCGCAACATTGTCCAAGGTGACGGCTGAAATGCCAAAAGAATGATTGATTTAACGAACAAAGGCTTGCCGAACGTCATCACGATTGACGGCAAGCCTTTTTCTATTTTTACAGACTTTCGTGTTTGGATGAAATTCGAAATTTCCGTTGTCCATTCCAAACTTGAAGGTGGTTCACAAGTAGAAATCGGATATCTGTTCAAGAACGAACGTCCGACTTTCTGCAATATTGAAGATTTATTCGTATTTTCAAGACCGAAAAACGTCCTTCCACGTGATATCGGTCACGAATCCGACGTGATTGCGTTGGATTACGAAATTGATTCTGACTTGATTTATGCTGCATTCCTTGGTCAGTACGGCATTGACCTGGTGGATATCGACGAATTGCATTGGCACAAGTTCCTTGCACTTCTTCGTGGTCTGAACGATTCCACACTTCTTCATCAGGTGATGCAATACAGATGTTATGAAAAGACCACACGAAAAGACGTGGATCCATATGAAAGACTTCGTTCGATGTGGGAAATCGAATACATCACGAAGGCTGAACAGGAAGAAATTGACAAAGTGAATGCGATGTTCAAATAACGAAGAAAGGTGGTGGTTCAAGTGGCTGACGGAACATTGATTTTTGATACCAAACTTGATTCATCCGGTGTTGAAAGTGGTGTGTCTGCCCTTGGTGGCAAACTGTCCGGTGCGATGGGAACGGCACTGAAAGGAACAGGTGCTGCGATTGGTGCTGCCGTTGCTGGTGTTTCTGCCCTGACCAAGTCTTCCTTGGATGCATATGCCGATTTTGAACAGTTGACCGGTGGTGTTGAAACACTTTTCAAGACATCGGCAGACAAAGTCATGGAATATGCTGATGAAGCATACAAAAGTGCCGGATTATCGGCAAACGAATACATGGAAACCGTGACAA